GATGTTAAATCTTTATCGTAAGCCCCTCCCACGTAGCCTGTCATTCTAGGAATACCACGAGCGTCTAAAGACTCTAGGTACTCTGTAATGTCCATATCAAAGCCCATACCTCCCCGATTTCGAGGGAAATAAGCTACTTCACCACCGCCTGTATCGTCTAAAGCGGGTAGCCCCGCATCCGTAGCATCTGTAAACGATGAAAGGTATGACGCCTCTCCAACATCGGGTGTAGCAGCCACCGTACCGCCTTCTTGATATCTAGGAAGATTTACAAGACCCCCTCCCGCAGCGTAAAACCGTTCATCGGAAGGATCATAAGGCACATAGCCCATAGGATTAGGATATGGGCTGGGATCGAAGTAAGACATCTCGCTCGTGTCACCAGCAGGTCTCTGGGGTAGCGTCACATCCCGGCGCGGAGCCATGTACCCATGAGGAGCGTCTTCAGGGTATCCAGCGGGTTTGTCGGAGGTGTCTTGGGGTGGCTCAAAGTCCGTCAGAGAGCGTCCGTAAGCACCCAAACCACCACTGGCTATCGACTTTGCCAACTCTGTCTTTAATCCCTCGTTCTGCCAAGCGTCCTTCCAACCCGCTTTACTCGTTATATTCTTTCCAAACCGACCCATACCTCTTTTCCAATCTTGAAAAGATCTATCCATACCCCATTTAGAAAGAGGAGGGCTGCTAGGTAGGTCATAAATATCTGTAGGCATATTTGAAACGCGGTAGTTTTTGAGTACGTCTCCCGGCCTACCCGTCACGAGTTCAACGGGGACATTTTGTACTCCACTGGGAGTAGGGAATTGCCCTAATGCAGAGGGGGCACCCATTAAAGAATCTCCCGGTATAGGATATATGTCTGTGGGCAAATTTTTTGGAAGCGGGGGAGGGTTGGGTGCCAATCTTTGCGTAGACGGGATATTGATAGGAACCTGCGTACCTTGAGCCCCTGGAATACGAACACCTGCTCCAGCAGCGGAAGTCCCCGCTCCAAAAGCACCCCCAATGCCTATACCACCAGAAACACCTAGGCCCCATTTAAGACCTTGTTTCCAGTCTCCTGTAACAGCGGTTGCGCCTAGACCTGCAGCAACAGGAGCCATCCAAGCCAGAGAAGTGCCCGCCGTAAATGGAGCCATGCCAAGCCCTATGATGGTGGGGAGCCAGTCTTCTAAGAAGCCCGCTTCCATAAGACCCGTCTCGGGGTTAATAGTAAGCGACCCCCCGGCAGCAGTAGCAAGACGCTGTAGGGCTGCAACTTCTTTAGGGGCCATGTGGACAAGCTGGTTATCAGGCCCCCGCCCTAGAGCAGCAAGTCCTTTAGCTGTCTGTACGGTGCCACCGCCAGCATAGAAAGGGAGGTCCTGCGGTACAGGCTCGTCTTCTGGACGCTGAGCGACTTGGGTAGCACGTAGATCTACAAAATCTACATCGCCCATATAGTCCCCCACACGGTCTTCAATAGTCTCTAATCCTGCTGCTCTTTCTGCGTCCTGTGTATATATGTTCTTGCCATCTTTACCTTTTACATACACCGTATGATGACCAAGCATATAGTTCCTTGTCGCCCCGGTAGGGTTCCCCAAAAAGATATCCGCCCATGTAGTATCACCCAGCCCCGGCACAACCTTACCTTCTCTATTTACAAAGTTTTTCTCTGCCAGATTAGCGGCCGCTAGAATGGCTTGTACTGACGGGGAAACCCCCTCCCCGGTCTTTTCATCGTAGCCCATACCATACTTACGTAGCTGTTCGTCCGTATGCTTATCTAAAATACGTTCCCTCTCCTCTTCAGAGAAAAATTTAGCAAACCGTTTCCGCGCCTGTTCAATAGTAGGTCGCGTCATTTGAAATAGCCCCATAGCACTAGTCGCAGGTTTGCCTGTGTTGGGGTCGTTATACGTCGGGGTCCCCGGCATACCGCTGGACTCTAGTTTTGCAACTCCCGCGAGATACTGAAGCGCGTTCTCCTTAGCTATTGCCCGTACGTCTGGGTTTGCAAACCGCTCGTCAAGTTTACCCCGGCCTATTAGTCTATCTATATATCTATCCAGAAGCGTGTGCATAGGGTCTGATTCTATTAGATCCCTAATTTGCGCGTGTGATTTGGGCTTGCCTATAAACCAACTGTTGTTCGCCATGTTGCACCTAAACCGCTGCAGCCACTAGAAGCCATCTAGCGTCTGTTACAGAGTATATAAAAATAGTTGTCCCTCTACCCGTCGTAGCCACATCAGATCCTGTATTCGTGTAGATGCGGTTAGCAGCCGTTGAACTCGCTGAATCGTTCGTAATCGTCATCGCCTGGGCAGTAGAATTATACAGTATAAGGAGCGTTCCATCGGGGTTGTTCGTCGCACTCCCGAGAGCTGGTTTTGTAATCCCCGTGATATTAAAGGCCCCCGTAGGCCCGGTAATCCGTACAAAAGACTTACTCGGGATGCCTATATTGTTATTGGCCCCGTTCGATAGGGTCAAAGCTCCTACAGGTAGCTGCAAAACACTCGGGGCTACAGCATCTAGCGTCATGGGGGCGCGGGAGTCAATAATCCCAAAAAAGTACTGCAGGTTGTTAATCAGCGATGACATATAAGACTGTTCATACACCTCAGGAGGCACAGGAAGAGACGGGGATTTAAACTGCTGGAAACCCACTAGCCTCTCCTCCCATCAGGTCTTACTTCAGCCCGAGGAACACCTAGCTCCCACGCAACATTTTTAGCACTAGACTCCACCTTGAAGGCCATTGAACGGCCCCTAGCTCGCATATACGCTTGTTGAGTAAATTGATCTATGGTGCTAGAGCTAACCGCTGTTACGGCGTCCGTTAAAGTTTCTCCCGATTCATTGGTTGTATAGGTAGCTGCGCCGGGAGTCTTTTTAGCAATCACACTAAAATCTACTGTAGGAGTGACAACCTCACCTCCCGTAGACCCTTGGGTATCTGAGATTGCATTAGAATGTGTAAAGTCAACGTCAGGAATAATCTTCTGCAACAATACGAACCGTTCTCCAGCTTCCATAGATATTTGAGCCGACGTAATAAACGCGCTCATAGCATTGTGGTCCGTTGTAGAGTTTGCTGCGTTGTTCCCTACTTCATGGTCGTAGATATACCCATCATCTGAAGCTGCTTGAACCGTAGGTCTCACCCCCGCGTCAGACCAAGCGGTGCGATCAAAATTGTCATCGCAGTCCCCGTAAAACCACACGTTTTCTACGTAGTTATACACAACGTATCGGTTGATTACCGAGCTTCCCACGGCACAGTAGAACCACCAGATTTCGTGAAACTCCGAATTAAGCCCTGCAAAGTACTGATCGGTCTGGTCTAAGTTATAGTTTTTAAAGACCTCCTCTGACACAGTACAATCCAGGGTCTTAATTTGGCCCCCCGTATAGGCGTAGAATTTATTGAGCCCCATCCAGTAAGTAATGTTATCCGCAGTAATAACCGCATTAGGAGCTATAAGGGTTGTATTCGCACTAATCTCATCCAGACGAAATACATCAAAACCCCCTACAAATTTAAGAGAGTTTAAAGAGGACTCCGTAAATACAAGCGTCTCTCGGCTCGTGGGCACCCCTTTAAGTATCTGGGAGCCGTTCTGAACAGTGAGAGAACCCGCTGTAGTTGTGTCGCTTGGACTAAAATTAAAGGGATTCGTAATATCAGACCACCTAATCAATAGCGGGTCACGATCCGCACCGCCGGAAGCTGGATAGGGAGTGCAGCCAAGAGCCAATATAATGTTGCTTTGGTTATCTTGAGCAATAAGCACCTGGGTTACTTCTGTAGGAACTTCTGTACCTGATGACGGAGAAGCACTCAACAGAGCAGCGCGTGTGGAAGGAGAACTTTGGAATACCCATCGGTAGATGCTCCCATACCGATAGTTAAACAACAGATCATCTTGGTATCGGGTGAAGTAAATAAGACGCGCAGGATTAAAGACAGGTGTAGATCTAGGAGTACCCCATGTGCCGGACCCATAAGTACTTACACCCCAACCATATCCTTCAGTGTTTACATCATTTCCTATGTTGGTCTGGTATGCAGCGACGGTAGATCCACCTCCGTCACTAGAGTCAGAGCTATTCGCTGTCGCAGTAGCAGTAAACTTAAACGCATTAGCGCTAGTAATAGAGTCAATTACATACTCTTGGTTTAACACCGCAGCCGTAATGTTACCGCCTAGTGAAGCAGCGGATGAGAAAGTGACGTAATCCCCAGCCGTAGCTCCGTGGCCTGTTTCAGCTACAGAGATCTCAGCCGACCCATTCGTCGCTGTAAAGCGGGGATCACCTCCGCTAGTGGTCAATCGAATAGGAGTGATGTCTACAAGAGAACCCCCACGATCTAAGTACACTTTCTTACTTGTACCTAAAGCTGCGAAGTTAGTCCCGCTGATACCAGAGAAAGAAAAGAGAGAACGACATATACCTACAAAAGCATCCACAGTGTACCGCGTCCACCCACCGATCTTCTTAGGATACCCCTTTAGGAACCGCACTTTGTTACAGGCGTACCAACCGCCTTCCTGGGCGTAGTCAGTAATATCACGGTTAATACCGGGCTTAAACTTTAGTTGCATTAGTGGCATCAGATAGCCCCATCCAAATCAGGTGAAAGTAACCCCAACGACAGAACACGAGTAGCGTCGTTTCGCCGTAACCAACCCCTGCCAAAAGTATCGAAAATAGAAAGCCCCCGATAAAAAGCCTCCCGAGCCTCGGATATCTTGTTTATCGTCGCATCAGGACTTTGAGCTTCTACAGCCAGCATAGTCTTAGGACCGAGAATACCGTCAGGGTAGGCCCCCACAGCATTCTGCAACGCTCGACACGCCCGGTTGACCCCCGAATTAACGGACCAGTCAAACACGCAAATATCTACACCCGCCGGAAGATCGTCGCCTCGAACTTCGTCCCAGTACATAGACTTATATATCTGGGCTGCATGGCTACGAGGCATCGTCTTCATTTCCTCTTCTGTAACAGGCCGTCCACAAAAACTCTGGTACGTCTTTTGGGTAATACCCATATTGGTCCTACCACCTGGGTCTTTGGGGTGATCGACATACCCCCCTTCATGCTCCAGCACCATATTCAAACCCTGTAAAAAACTTTCTTTCACTACTTCTTAAATCCCTTAATACTTCGGAGCCCAAATGACGCTGCAATGCTGGCGTACATCGCATACTGATACCAAGCAGGAGTCTTATCTAGCGCTGCAAACCCACGCTCTACATAAGGCTGTAACGGCGGTATAAAGGTCGCCACGATTACAGCAATAAACAACAACGTCCAGGCTTCGTCTTTCCAACTATTGTCAGAAGCCCTAGCCATGATGGTTTCCCAGCCCGCTTCATGCGTAGCTGCTACCCGCATAGCATCAGCTTCCGCTTTTGCTTTAAC